CTCGAAAGATTCTTCCATACCTGAACTGCAACAGGAACAATACCAAACAGCAAACAACAACACACAACATGTGTCTACAACAACCCACTAACCTTATCCGATTAGGACGTTATCCCATGAATCGACCAACGAGACGCTTCCTCAACAAGCACACTCGCACTTCCGAACGTGAAGAACGATTTATAAGACGACTGACTAAACGAGCAATCTACACCCACTGTGCCCCCGCACTCGCTAATGAAGCGATCAATGGATACCGCAGGTCCGCAACCGACCCCGAATCCGGAGAAGAAGATTTCCTCAAGACAGATCAGCCCCATCATGACGTACCTCGAGACTTTCACTACAAGAGAGCCCTCCGAGTTGTCGAAAAGATTTTCAGACCCGAGAGACGACTAAAGCCTATCGCTTTCCCCGACCTCCGCTACTACCCCTGGACTCTTAACACCGCAGCCGAAGCCCCCTATACCGAAAGTTCTTATTGGCAAGACAGAATCCGTCAGAAAGCACGCGAAGGAGACATTGATACTGAGAGACTCACCTTTCACAACCTATACAATGAAATCTTCCACGCTAACCGAACACTGGTGCATGACATCAAGTACGGTCTTTCTAATTTTTGGACTCCCTCAGGAGAACCCAAACCTTACGAGTTCACTTACCTACACTCGCGATCTCACATGGTTAAGTCAGACAAGCCCGACAAAATCAGAGCAGTCTTCGGTGTCCCGAAGTTACTACTCATGGTCGAGAATATGTTCATCTGGAACCTCCAGCGTGAATACCTCAACCGTCGACTTGGCAAATCACCCTTACTTTGGGGATTTGAGACTATACGTGGTGGATGGATGAAGCTACTCAACAAGCTCACCTCTAAACAATTCAATTTCGTACTCAGTGCAGATTGGAGCGGTTTTGATCACAAAGCCCTTCATGAAGTCATTGATGACGTACATGATATTTGGAGAAGCTGGTTTGATTTCGATCAAGGCTACGAGCCCTCGAAAAGCGACACCCATGACTATACAGACACTAAATCTCGCGAAGAGCAGATTAGCAGACTTTGGACCTGGATGTGCTATGCAATCAAGCACACACCCATTAAGGCCGAATCTGGCAATATGTATCTATGGCAATTTAATGGTATCGCCTCTGGCTACCAGCAAACCCAATTATTAGATTCATTTGTCAATGCTATCTACCTCCTCACCTGCCTATCGGCATGTGGAATCAACATTGATTCTACTCATTTTCAGTCCCTTTTCCAAGGCGATGATTCGATCACCGCTTTCCCTGAAATGATTCCCGATCCTAAGGCATTCATCGAGAAATTATCAAAGGAAGCCAAACGCCGGTTTAACGCCGACCTTTCGCCCGACAAGACTACTTACGGTACATCACCTGATGACGTAGAAGTCCTTTCCTATGGTAACAAGTCTGGCATCGCAACCCGATCACCAGCTGAGCTTCTTGCTCACCTACTCTACCCAGAACGACCCCGCCGAGCTAACGAACATGCTGCCGCCGCAGCCGGTATCGCTCAAGCCGCTATGGGCTCATCTCTGCAAGTATACAACGCTTGCCGTGATGTGTACAACTTTTTGGTCAATGAGATAGGAATACAACCAGCCTGGAAGACAGAAAGGCCTGATTTCTTCAGACCCGACGTCCCCCTGGTTCAGCGATTTCCATCGCACCAAGAGACATTCTTGGCGAACTTCGATTTACGAGTTCGATCCGAACAGGATAGACAACGCCTCTGGCCCACTGTCCCTACCGGAAATGGATTTCACTTCCTCAACCACTGATCAGCCTCTGTGGCATTTGAGTTTCGTTTTAAATTTACGAAAAAAAAAAAATTAAATAAACAAAAC